GGCTCCGCACCATCCTATAGCGGGTCGCCAGCCAGCAACGAATACGCTGCGATGGCTGGCTTCCTTTGCATTAACATCTAATTGTTTTTCTGCAAGCTTTTGTTGTAAGCGTTGCATTAGAATTTTTTTATCTAATTTTTCTTCCTCTGATGTATGAAGTTCATCGACAACTTTTGAAATAGTAGCTAAGGCTCCACCTTTTCCACCACCAAGTAAGCCACCGAGTAGATTAAGCACTATGCTGCTCCACCTGTCATCCAGCTAAGTATCCAGATAACAATGATCGCTACTATAGCGGCCTTAATCCAGTCCTTCATTTTCCACTCTGACCACTCTTTAATATGTGACCATAGATCTTTTAGTAAGTTCATAGAACCTCCTTTGTTAAAGTAGCGAAGTATACTATTTTACGCCTTTGAAAGCTACTTTTTTAATTTGCATTCTACTTGTTTGTCCTTGAGGTCCGCTTCCTTTGTTATCTTTAACAACAAAAGCAGGAAAAACTTGTTCCGCTGTTGAAGCTACTTTAGTATTTGGAAAGGGGTTTTTCTGAGGGACTTTGGTCATTTTTGCATTTTTAAATTTCATATTATCCTCTCTTTTTAGCCTTAGCTATACCACCTTTTTTCATAAAGCCCATTTTATTACGAACGGGTGTAGGTAGTTTTTTAAGTCCTTTATTAGATTTAGGTACTGGTTTTAATCTTTTTTTCATCAATGATACGTTACATTATTTTTTTCAATTAAAAAAGATTTATTTATCAAATCAAATAATATTTCTGCTTGATCTGCTGGCATTTCCTCATGAAGCAGTATTTTAGAAACATTTATCAAAGAAGTTGCAAATTCAACAGCATCTAGTTTTTCAGTATCTATGCGGTCACGAACACTTCTATAGATATCGTAAGCATTGTTTTTAGGAGCGTCTTGCGGCATTCATTTTCTCCAAAGTTACAGCGGCTCTAAGTTGAGCGATATCCTCAGTAGAGTCAATCTTTTCATCCTGTAGCTTTTCTTTTTGTTTTACTTTTAATAAATCTAAAGCCATCTGATTTTCATCTGATTTTTCTTTTCGTCTTATCTCTGCTGCTTGAAGATCTAATTCTTTTTTGCGCAATTCAACAAGACTGTCTTCACCCATACCTTCCATCATTTCTTGTTCTTCGGCAACCATGTTATTTGTCATCTCAGCAATTTGTTTTGCAATAGCAGCTTCCATCTGCATCTGCATCTGTTGCTGTGCTTGAGGATCTTGTTGCATCTGTTGCATCTGAGGAGCCATTTGTTCCATCACTGCTTGTCTTGCCATTAATGAAATATGTTCAGAAATATGAGCTTGTAAAATACTCATTACAGGTAAATTACTTTTAACTAACATGCTTGACATGAAAGCACGATGAGCATCAATGTGAGCTTTATGATCTTGACCCTCGAATGCTTTGAGAGGTTTCCCTAATAATGAAATAGAATTCTCGAGTCCTGGATCTGTTGGTTGTGGTTGAGGCGGGGGAGGAAGAAGCGCCTCAATATTATCCACTCCCAATGCAAGATACATACGGCGGTACGCTTCTTGCAAATTATGCTGCTCAGGATTACTCTGAGCTAGCTGTAACTGTAACTGTGCCATTGCCACTCTTTGTGACATAGAAAACATATTTGGATCAGACACAGGAACGACATCTATCCTGTCGTCAAAATCTGTTTGTTTAACTGTCTGGTTTCCACCAACAACTTGATAAGGATATTCAGGTGGCAGGCTTGTACCAAAAACTTTTGCTAATAATTTAAATTCTATTTTTTGTGCGTAATGTAATCTCTTATGGATAGCGCTCATAACTTTTGCGCCTTGTTCCATCATTGCTAAGGTTGTACCAACTGGAGCATTGGTATTTGTTTCTGCAATCTTCATGTCAGCCACGGCAGCGAAACGCTTACCCGCGTCTACACAAAAACCTAAGAGCTGGAATAATACTTGGTCGGGTCCTTTATAAGGTAAAGGTAATAGTCCTTGGCGCAAGTCTCCACCCGGTGCATCCACGTCTCTAAATTCTCCTGGCTGTAAAGGACTGTCGTCATCTCTGATACGTAATCCTCTTGCCTTAAAGCCTGCTGGCAAGTTTGATAATGTTCCCGCATCAATAAGTTGACGGAGCGTGGCAGTAGCCGTTCGTGAGAGGCCCCCCAACATATGGATAAGACCAAAACCATAAAAGCCAAGACCAGGAAGGAACTTGTAGTGAACGAAATATTGTATTTTCTTTTTAAGAGGGTCATCCTCTTTGTAGTTTCTGTAGATTGATAATACTTTTCCTGAGCCTTCATCGATTGTAACAACGTATGGCAGCTCTATACCTGTTTCTTCCCCAGTTTTCGCGTCTTTATCTTCGAACCCTGGTATGTCCAAATTGCAATGTATTTCATACAAAGTATATGCATTATCTGCATAATCTGTCTTTTCTACACCCTCTATCCTGTCATATTTTGCCTGAATTTTGCTCTCTTCGTCACTCTCTTCTACCTCAATATCCCTATAAAACCCTGCATTTTGTAGTTTTCTAAGCTCATTTCGGTTCATTTTAACAATTTGACCTACTCTTTCCGCTGTTTCTAGGTCTGTTGCCATGTAATTAACGACTAAATCCTCACTTGGAACAAATTTTGACACACATTGTGCCTTACCACCGTCATAATACACCTTTTTAAAAGCAGATCCTGCTAAAGGTAGATGAAATAACAACTGATCCATGTCTGGAGTGTAGTCTTCCATGACTGTAGTGATCTGATAATTCATAAAATCTTGTACTCTGTCCGCTTGCGCGATAACTTCTGGTGTTTCTACCCCTAAAATAGACGTTTTTACTGGTCCTGATGGAGGTAATAATTCTTTAAACGCTTGCGCTTGAAATTGTGTGACAGATTCCGCTAATAATGGGTGTGTTACACCGCTTGCGCCTTGAAAAGGCTGTGATCTTTCATCGTATTTAAAGCCTAAAAGGTCTAATCCCTTTGTATAAGCGTCTTCCCACTCGGACCGTGAATCGCGGTCCATCTTAAAATCACCAACTAAGTCGGTAGATATAGAATTTAAATCGTCATCTGAGAGAATGTCTGCCAAGTTTTCGTAAAAATCTCCTGTTGATCCTGCCTTATTTGGGTCAAAATCAATAGTAGCGCCGCCGTCTTCTTCTTGAATAATATCGATGTCTGGGTCTTGTCTAGCCTGCTCAATGAAAACTTCTGTGTCCGCGTCGCGCGGTCCATCAATTTCTCTAAAGTTTGGTATTGGTTGTATCTTTTTATCAACGGCCATTATGTAATCCTTGTTTTAGTTCGTTTACCTTTTTTCATTCTTTTAAATCCACGAGGCGTGATTAATCCACCACGTTTCCCTTTTCGCGGTTCGACGAGCGTTGGATTAATACTAAATAATTCTGATTCAATTTCTATAATTTTATCATCATCATCTCCTGAAATAGCATCGCTCAATAAATCTAAAAGTTGAGCTACTCTTGATGATCCTTTTTCTGCCATGTGGCCTCCTAATAATAATTTCGTTGCATTCCTATTGCTAATTGCTCCGGTTCATAATCTTCTGGGTGCACCACAAAATTACCTTGGCGGAACCTTAACATAGCTTGGGTCATGCTGTCTACTAAATCATCATGTTCCCCAAATGGAAAAGCTGCACACTCCTCCACCATCTCTTCTGCCCATCTTTCATCTGGACGCCATACCATGCCAGCTTCAAATAAAGGTGCAACAGAATTGACTCTAACGTGTTTATCATTTCCTTTGCTCGGTGTAAAGTTAACAACAGGAATTCCCATTGCACGTAGCTCATCTGTTAGTGGCATACCACTTGCTTTTGCTTCAATCAATACAGTTTCAGGGTCCCAATATTTATATTCTTCCATCGCTGTTTTTTTTAATTCAGGAAAATCCCATCTGCCTTTTTTACAATCCATTAGTATTGCACTAGGCTTATAAGAATTTTTTGGATAAAATATTCCCCAGGTTGATATTGCTGAAAAGTCGGCGGTCTCTTTTTTGCTGTAGGCGGTATCATAACTTTGTATGATGTGTACCATTTCAGGCGGGTCCTCTTCTTCCCAAATCTTCCACCACTCTCTTTTAATAATGGAACCTTCTTCTGAAACAGGATTTTGTTGCCACTGTGCTTGCCACTTCTGCTCTGTCAAAGAAGCCTTAACACTTTCCAATTCTTCTAATTTCCAATACTGTGGCCAGATTGGCTCATTGCTTGGTAAAATAGCAGGAAACTCTACAACTTCCCATTGATCTGCTTTTGGTTCTGTTTGTGCTTTCATCAACTGACCAGTCAAATCTTTCGTAGACCAACGTGTCATAACAATAAGAATTCTACCTCCTGGCTGTAAACGTTGTCTAGGACCAGAGGTATACCACTCATACGCACTATCCATTGCTGTCTCGGACAGGGCATCTTGTTCCGAATGAGGATCATCAATAATCAAGAGATCCGCACCACGGCCCGTGATTGCACCACCAACACCAGCTGCA